TGCTGTACCTGACTGGCTATTGGTTTCATCATCATCATAAACCCAATCTCCGCCTACAGACCATATACCCGCATCACTTGAACTTGTTAAATCGTCTATATAGACAACTGCTTCTGGAGGCGCACTACCCCCTGCACCAAACCCTAGAATTTGATATCCAAAACTCATATTTTACTCCAATTAGGCATCGTTGGCTGCATCAGTGGTAAAGAATAACTTTATACCGAGTAGTCGCGCATCTTCTGCCATATCATCGTTACCATCAGAAACATCTCTAAATATCCTAAAGAAACACATATCTGCATCAGCAGGGCTTCCTGCTATCGTAATTGCACCGCTTTCTGCGGTTACACACAAATCTTCTGCAGCACTTAAAGCGTCATCTGTTACAACCACTGCAGTACCATATGCAACGTCAATAGTATCATTATCAGAGACTGCTACGCCTTGCAGACCCCAAGCAACACCATCCGTGTCCGTTGCAGTAGTTGTCCAAAAAACCTGAAAAGTAACTGTGCCTTCATTCCAGCTTTTTGGAAATGCAATTTGAAACTGAGCGTGTGTATCTGCCGAGGCTTCAAAGTCCAAAACATTCATGTCAGGACGGCCAGAGGTTGTTTCTGCTGTGGTTAACGACGCACAACCATTTGTCGCAGTGGGGGTCATAGCCGCTGCAGGTACAAAGATAGTCTCTTTACCTGCCGTCTTAATCGCTGCACTTGAAACTGTAGGGGCTTGTGTAAAGTTAACCACACCGCCAGAGGAGATTGATAGCGCATCTGTATCTGATGCAGAACCAATAGTGCCAGCATCCTTAATGACAATATCATCCTTAAATGTAACAATACCTGCAGAAGATATGGTCATCGCATCGGTTGCAGATGCAGAACCAACCGTCCCATCATCAGGCACGGTGACATTAGTGCCTGTAAGAGCTACTGTTCCTGCAGTTGCAGGTAAAGTTATTGTCACATCCGCTGTAGATGCAGGGCCAATGAGAGTGACAGCGTTTGTGCCATTGTCACTGTCCTCAAAAAACTTCACAAAACCAGCACTGGTTGCGCCATTTTTAAGATCAGCACCCGCATTAATTACAGGGGTCGTTAGTGTTTTATTTGTTAGCGTAGATGTAGAAGCATCTGATACTAAAGTTGAGTTACCGCCTGTGCTTGGTATGGTTAAAACATTGTTAGCACTTTCTGAGTGAGGCGCAGCTTTTATTTGCTGTCCATGAGTGTTGGCTTCACAGTTGAATTGAATAGTGCCTTGGTTAGTATTACCTCGAACAGTTACATGGCCTGTGCCATTTGGGGCTAATTCTAGATCAGCGTTTGAAGTGGTCACAATATCCTGACCATTCATGTCTAGATCACCGCCCAACTGAGGTGACGTATCTTCGACGACATTTGATATAGCACCAGAGGTAGCAAGTCCTGCAACTACAGCAGACCTCTGAATTTTCTTTAGTCCACCACCTGACGTATCAACAGCTAAGAAAACATCATCGTTTGCAACAGTAGCTATTTCAGACAGAGAACCTACAGCTACGGAATTAAAGTTTGTGCCGTCTGCGATAAGCAAATTACCTGCAGTATTTGTTCCCAGTGTTAAATTACCGCCAACACCAAGATTACCTGAAGAGTCTAATGTAAGAGCGGTGCTAGTGCCTATCGCACTGGTGCCAATTTTAAACTTGTCACTGTCTCCATCGTCTACACCCATTGTAAATGTCTGTGTGCCAGACAGCGCAAAGGATAGGAAGGGGTCGCCATCAGTCGCAGTATTGTCGATGACTAATCCGGTGGTTCCACCCGCGCCTCCAAGGGTTAGGCCGGTATCTGCAGCATGAGTGACCGTGATATCATTATCAGAACCAAAACCAAGAACTGCACTATCGCTATCTAGCTTGAGATCATTACTAACTGTAACTGCAGTAGAGGCGTTCATATCAATGGTTGCTTCGCCATCAATACGCAGAACACCATCAGAGCTTTGTTGAATAAAGCTTGCGGTATCTCCAAACTGTATCTTTTCTGTGGTCGTTAAGAGAATGTCATCAGAAAATTTAAAATAGTCTTCATCTTCCATCCATGTTAATACGCCATCTGCAGTATTACCATCAAAGGTTACAACAATATCAGTATCGGCTCCTGTACCAAAAGTAATAGTGTTGCTTAAGAGCTTTTCAATAGCTCCTCCCTCACCATCTGTACCATCATGCTGATGGCCTCCTGTTTCAAAAGCGGCATCAATAGCATCAAACTCTGTGGTAAAATCAGACGCTTGAATAGTTTCCCCATCTACAAAATTTGTTGGGCTTGTTTTTGTATAAGCTGTACCCATTACATTCTAGCTCCCGGTGTAAATTCTAATGAAAATCCTTTTAAAGTATAAGTAGGATTTGTACTTGTATCTGTAAACTTTAGTGCCAATGCAAAGCCTGAACCTTCTACAGATTGGCGGTACAGGGGTGTGTATATTGCTGCGCCATATTCGGCTGTATTCATTATAGCACTGCCATAAAAAGCAGACCCCGCAGGATCAAGAAGATCATACAGTGCAGGGCTAGGCAAAAGAATATCTCCATAGTCATATTCAAGATTCATGTCTACACCAGCTACAGTGCCTGTTCCAAGATAGTTTATAACTACCCTTTGCATATTTTTTCTTATTCCTACATCACCCATATTGTAATCAATTGTTCTGTAAGTACAGGCCATTGTTACGCCATCAAAAGTGCTTCCATTTTCTTGTTGATATACGTAGCCATTATCAAAGTCCCCGTGAAGAACAGTGTCTTGATTAGATATGTTTCCATGAGCAGCACTCATAGGTTTAATGCCCTTTAGATCAGCATACTCCCAACCAATTTGACCTGTATCCGTACCTCTCTTTAGAACAGCCATAAGACCTGTAGAGTTAGCATCTGTAGCTGCACCGCTAGGATAGTATATTCTGTATTGACTTTTTCCGCGTATGACATGCGAGGAGATATTATCTATTTGACCCGCATTTAAACTAATTAACCTTGCCTGAACTTGCTTAGAAATCGTCCCTAGCTCCGTATCGCCAATCTTTTCAGTACCCGCGATAGTTCTTAAGCCGTCAGGAGCAAGGTAGATAAGATCACCTCCTATTTCTTGAATGCTAAAACGAGAAGAACAGCCTATGTTTCTTGTAACCGGCTGCAGCACAAAGTCTGCTACACTAGAACCGGCTAACCTGTATATGCTGTCTTTACAAAAAATAACCAAAGTTTCACGAAATTTTGCTAATCCTACAATTTCATCTCCCACAGATATCTGCCCTGCGCCAGAAGCAACACTGAAATCATTTTCACTGTAAGGTGCGCTAAACTGGACTAAGTGTCTGTTATTAGTCATACCCGAAAAGAATAGGTGGTTTTTATGCTCCACAACAACTTCAGGTGCCGCAGGTTTAGTTCCTGCTCCAGAACCTGCACCTCCTGTTAAAGGTAGGTAAGTGTTTCCATCATACGTGGCGGCATCGTTAGCTCCGTCAGCCATTGCAATTTTTTCTGTACCCGTCCAGTTATAAACGGAGAAAGAGTAACGTTCTGCATCAGAACGATTGCTAGCGATAGAAGTCCATCCAGAGCCTGAACTAAACATCACGTTAGCGCCCCGTGCAGCAACTACTTTATCATTCCATACTGCTATACCAAGTATTCCGCCTGAGCCAGTAACCTGATTATCATCAAACTTAGTAAACCCAAGAATTTTAGAGTAGCCTCCAGTTACAGAAGGTTCATAGTTTTCAAGAGTCACTGCTTCTCCGGGCTTTGCAACAAAAACACTTTTGTCAAGAACAAGACCGCCATCGCAGTTTACAGGAAAGGCTTGTATGGGCATTAAACGGCTCTCATATAGTCTTTTTGATTAAGAAGCTCTGTTTTCATTCTGCGGATACCATTCTCATAGTCTCTAAATGCAAACTGTGCAGCTTGATCGTTACCTCTAAGAATATGTACGTAGTATTTTACACGGGCTACAATTACATCTTGATACCTTAGAGGGATTTTTGGAGTGTCATTAAATAGAGACAATTCTGCAGAAGAGTCATAGAAATCAAACTCAACCTCATACTGAGTGTTTTCAGGTATCGGAGTAACTCCAAATGCAACATCACTCCTGATGCGGTATACGCAATCAGGCGCACCAAACCCACTATCGGGGGATGAAAGGGATAAGAACTCACTTTGCCTGTAGGAAGAATGATACCTACCTAATCCTTCATGGTACTCTTCATAAGATTTATACTTTAGAGGTTTTGCTGAAGCGTCCTCTTCAAATACTTCTATAAAATCTATATCAAGATTTTGAGATGCAGTATTGCTAAGACTTATGAAAGTCTGCTGAGTTGATGCAGTAAACCTAGCCGTTTTTATTTCTCCAGCGCCAACATTTGAAATAGTAAATGTTGTGGATAAATCAGAATCTTTATCGCTGCTAGAACCAGCAAAAACATTAAGAGTTTCAGAAGTAGCTGAAGAACTGCCCGAAGATATTCTTGCAGTAATTCTATATGATCTATTTTCTACTGTAGGTATGGCCTGATCAACGCAACCAGCGTTTAGCCGAAGAACACCCGCTGCGTATCCGCCATTGCCGCTAATGTCATTACTAACCGCTGGAGTGCCTCCTGTGCTAGTACCTGCAGGGTCAGAACTACGGCTAGACCAGTAAGAGCCAAGAGTAATTGTCTTGTCAAACTCTCCCTCTTTAATGAGGTTCTGTGGGCGCAGAAAAAACCCATCATAGTCTACATCAGTGCAGAAAGTAACAACTCCAGAGGTAGCCGTGCGGGTAGAAGATACGCCTGTTATAGTTTCTGCTGCCTGAAACTCTCCTTCAATAGGTTCTATAAGCATGTACTGCTCATCTGAATGACCACCATGCGGAGGTACTCTTCGTAGAATACCCTTTGCAGAGGACGTTCCTCCTGTAACAACCTCGTTGAGGGTGAAGGCTCCGCTAACACTAGAAACTACTACCTTTACAGGGTATTTATACTGACCTGTACCGCCAAAGAGAGTGTACCTCGCACTGTGGAAATGCCAAGGCCACTGAATGTACTCGGCATCTATATCGCGTATGGCTTTATTAATGCCTACTTTAACTGTGGTCTGTACACCTCTTGTGCCGGACAAACCTGCAGCAGTTTCTGCAACAGTTGTTTCGTTTATATCGAACAGAACAGAGTTTATTAATTCTACATAATTCATGGTTTGCCTAACTGTTAGCTAAAAATAATTCATCTATAGATAGCACCGCTTCTAGCCTATTAGCAGTTTCTGCTGTAAGTTTAATAGCGTCTCCCTCATTCAAATTTAAATCTAAATCTAGAATAAGGTAGCTATGTGAAGCTATTGCAAATTCATTTACAATAGAGTATGTAGCACTCGCACTAGCATCGGTTATCTGTACGGTAATGTCCGTTTGATGTCCTGAGGTTTGGGCTATAACAATTTTTTTTAATACAGCATCGTGACCAGCAGGAACGGTGTAGACTGTTGTTTGATCTGTGCTGCTAAGAGCAACCCCTGCATTTCTTAGTCGAACTGGACGGGCTAGTGCGTTTGTCAAGAGTCTATCCCCTTAGTTTTTTTTATAGCGGGTGCAAAATTAGTCCCAATAGAGGACACGCATTCAACATCAGGGTTGATGTCGGCTACTCCCGTTAACGTGTAGCTTTTAGTTTCAGGGTTTATATACATTGTAAAAGTTATGCTGTATTGAAAATCTCTGAAAGAAAATGCAGGATACTCTCCAATACTTTCAGCTTGAATTTTAATAGTACCTATAGGAAAACAAAGGTTAGAAGCCTCTTGCGATTGGCTTGGTTTTACCGCTATAAAAACCATTGCAAAAAAAAGCAACGCCGCCGAAATCCGCTTCATATCACATACCCCAAGCTTTCTTTAAATACATCTGAACAAGCGTTGATTTTGTAAACATGCTCTTTTGAGTTTCCATGAGATAAGCATTTACCTCATACATATTTTGCAAAATAAAAGACTGTTCGTAAGATACATTAGAGGACATCCATCCAATTATGTTTTGTCTAAAACCTTTAGTGACCTTCCCTACTCCATGAGGGTATATGATAGGAAATATTACAGCTTCACCTGCACCTAGCTTTTTACCTATCCTGCCTACTGAAGTATCTAAAATAAATTCTCCACCTTCGTAATCGTCTGATAAATTTACGCTCCACCCATAGTCAAAGAATACATTTTTTGATTTAGGGTTAGCCTTAAAAGAATCTACGTGTAAATCGTAGTAGTCGTCTTTAAAATATTTGTTATAAAAGTTTACTGATACTCTAGTAGGGCAATACACGCTGTCTATATAGTGAGTATCGTAAAATTTGTCTGTAATGAGTTTTCTAACTTCATCTGGAACGCTGTTAGACTCTTGATTGCTTTTTATGCTTTCTAAGTCAGCGGCAGTCTCTTTTCCGCTTTTGTACGTGTTACTATCTATTTTGTCCAAACAAAAATTTACTTCATCTTTAGTAAGTAGCTTGATAAACATATGACCTCCATCAATTCAATATCATAGCAAGAAGGGTGGGGTTTTTAAAAGGAACCCCACAGAAACCTTTAGTACATTTACGTACCCGACGAAACCGTAGCCGCTTCCGTAAGCGGGTTGCGAGAAATGTCAACCAAGCAAACGTGAACGCGGAAACGAGCAGCACTTTCACCAGACGAACCAGCATCAAGGATGAGGGCGTCAATCGTGTCAGCACTTGTTAGGATACGAGCGTTAGCCCCGGAAGCCCCAACAGCGGCTTCAAGGAACGGTGTAAAGCCAGCAGCAAGCACAGAACCGTCAACAAAACAGTCTACGTCACCACCAGTAATACCGATATCCAGAGTAACCTGAGCATTACCACGCGCTTCAAGAACTTCAAGCGCACCGGCAATAATCATGCTATCCGCAGGAACGTCAACCAACTGGACGACATCTCCACCCGCACCGCCATCGGCAGTGTCGTGGACCTGCGAAGTGATCACATAAGGAGTAGGCATACGCGAAGGATGACCAACGGTCCCACCTCCGGTAATAGTACGATCAATAGTAGCCATAAGTTATGTCCTCCCCTTAGCTGTAATCTACAATGCCGAGGCAGAGAGCCTCTGGACGAATGACCTTACGGCCATAAACGTGCAGACCGCGAACCACATCCGAGAACGAATCGGGATCGCGAATAACTTCTGTCTTAGCAATTGAGTTGGCAGTCGCCATGCCGGAAATGTGACCAGCAAGAACAATGTTCTCACCAGTACCAACGCCGGAAAGCGATACCATGTCGGTCGTAGTCGTAGCATCCGCCGACTGACGGAGTGCATTTGACTTGTAGAGGCTGAAGCCCATAATCTTCTGGTTCGTAACCAGACCATTACGGAGCGGGGAACTAGCGTCACCCGTTACCTGAACTTCAACGATCTTCGCACCCGCTTTGTACAGGTTTTCATAGACACGCGGGGGCGCTACAAACCAACGGTTCTCTTCAGGAACGTCCTGCTCATCGAGCTTACGAGCCATAAGAGCCATAAGGTTTACAACGTCATCACCGGCATCGGAACCAGTAACCGTAACTGGAGTACCTGAAGTACCAAGATTGGAATCGGTTTCAACCGTGCCAGAAGCACCCTTGATACCCGCATTGTCAATCATGGCCTGAAGTACGTTCTTGTCGTAGTTACGTTTCAGCGAAAACGCACCTGAAGAGGTGGCAAGCGCCTCAAAGTTCACATGCGACTGACGCTCTTCGATGTCATCCACCTTAAACGCAAACGCCTGTGCCTGATCTACCGTCAACTGGATTTCGTCATCTGCCAAGTCCTGCGGCGTAACCACAGAGCCTCGCGAGTATGCGGAAATCGTAACGGTAGGTTCTTTCATAATCCGAACCGTGTCACCAAAGTTCTCAATTTCTCCTGCGTAGTCAGTATTGGTAATGTCTTCGACTACCGACGCACGGCGGAAAAACTTAAGAACCTTTTGGCTATAGATTTCGGCCTGAAAATTACCGGTAGGTAGATTACCATAACCGGCTGATACGGAAACAGCCATATCTCAAGTCCTTTCTTTATAGTCTATCTATTAACGATACGTCCCTCCGCTTGAGCCTGATCCAGTTCTGATTCAACTTTTTCAAATTCATGCGGTTTGAGTCTACGTATCTCTGAAGTAGTCCACACCTTTTTGTTTGCATTCGAGTCTGTAGCAACATTAATGCCTTTAGTCCTTGTTACGGCTTCTGCTGCTGCAGCCTGTTGTTTGCGAGGTCTGCCTACTTTTTTGTTTGAGCCAGTATCGGCCTTGTACAAGTCAAGAACGCGGGAAGCCCATTTAACATCTTCCTTGTTCTTCGTGATACCATCTGAAAGGCTAGGTGGCTGCTCCTGAAGCCAAGAGGCAAACTTTTCAGACTTTTTAATTTCTGAGAAGTCAGGATGCAGGGCCAGCAATTGCTGATAAGCACTTTTAGCTTTTAGCTGCTCTTCCTTCCGAGAAAGATGCGAAACTTGTTCACGAAGTTCAGCAAGTTCTTTTTCAGCATTCTTAGCAGTAATCGCTTCAACTACATTATATACGTCAGGATAGTTTTCTTTAAAGTTCTCAATATTGGCGTCATATTCTGGCGCTTCTTGTTCTACGGGTTGAGAAACAAGCTGTTCCTTTTCCTCTCTCCACTCATGGAGTTTGGAGTCGTAGTGCTTCTTTAAATCATCATAACGTTTTTTGTAATCATGCTCCTCCGTCTGCACTTCAGAATTATTCTGAGAGGGCTGAACGGAAATGGTTTCATCGTCAAACTGGTTAGTGTCTTCAGCGTCTTCCTCTAGGGTAGCTTCCGGGTCAACTACTTCATCGTCCTTGTACACATCAGATTTGTAGCTGCCTTTATAAGGGCCTAGTTTCTCATCTTCTTTAGCTTGTACTTCTTTAGTCATTTTTCCTCCTTACGGGGCCTATAAAAGGGTAGCCGCAGTTGGGTTTGGTACTACGCAGGGCCGTTAATTAACGGGTAGCTGCATCTTATTTTGCAATGTACGTTGTCGTACTTGCATTTTCTTCCTTTCTCTGTAACTCTTTATCAGAGATTGGAGAAACTCTTGTCTCATTATTTTGAGACATAAAACTTTGTTGTTTCTCTAGCGCGAGAGGCGTTCCCCCTTCCGGGGAACTGTTGTTGGGGCTAGCGGGTTTTCTCTTGGGCAAAGGTACGGAATTAGGGGTGTATGTAGACGACTCTGTATCCTTATAGACCGTATGGTTCCCTATGGTTTTGTAGATTTTTAATCTTCCTCTTTTGACCCCCTTGTCAAAAAAATCCTGACCATCCTTAGTTGACCCTGCCTTAGAATTTTTATTTCTATAGTAGGTGGAGCCTTCGGTAACGTCATCTAATTTACCTGAAATTTGCTTTTCGGCTATATCCACAGCCTCTTTCCAAACGGGGCTGTTAGGAGCATCGTTATACAGTTTATTATTATATCCTGTAAACTCATTACCCTTTCCACTAGGAAGCTTTGCGCTTATAACCTGATCAAAAGTTTTTTGATTTTTAAAATTAGTTTTTGTATCGAAGAGACGATTTGCAACAACATTAGCTATAACTTGCATTCCTTCTTTACCCTCACCCCCAGCCTCTGAAACAAGAAGCCTCGCAAGATTATTTACTTCGGGATTTTTAACCCCATCAATACCTTTAGCACCACGCACAGGAATCTGCCTCTGACCCGGACGGGCGGCTTGTTCCTGCTGCTGGGGCTGCTGTTCTTGCTGTTCCTTTAACTTTTTCTCTGTCTCTGCTTCGCCACGCTTGTTGATCTTTTCAAGCAAGTCCGTGCCAATCATTTCAGCTAACTCAGGGGGGATGTAATATTCTTTGTTAGACACAGCAATATCAACAGCACCATCAACCTGCTTAGAAGGAGATTTTAGTGAGGCTAGTTCTATGTTAACACCTTCCCTCTTAAGCTCTTCAATTGCGGGAGCAAGTATGCGCTTTTCAAAATCAAGCCGCCCTACTTTTGCTATTGCAGAGGCATTTATAATAAACGCCCCTTCAGGTGCATCCATAGGAACATCATCAGCTACACCCGTTTCATTTTCCGCTCCCGGCTGTTCAATCATACCAGCCACCTGATCGCCAAGGGCTAATTGCTGCATCTGATTTTGTATGGGAGTAGCTTGCACTTCTCTTGCCCCCGGAGCAGTAACCTGACCCGGAAAGGCTGCAGGATCGGAAACGTCAGGGTCAGGGTCAGGATCAGGGTCCATGCGATTGTCAAACTGCTGCATCTCCTGAAGGTTTCTCTCTCTCGGCAGTAGCGGAGGCTCCCCACCAACTTCCTCAGAAGGGGCTAACGGCGCTTGTTCTTCACCCATAGTAAGAGTAACACCCAAGCTAGCAGCAAAAGCTCTAAGCACAGGCGGCTCATTCTGTTCTATTAACTGCATAACCTGAGCTTGCTGTGCTTCAGCCATTTGCCCTACGTTACTTGTAAATTGATCTTGTGTTATTTCCATTATCTTTAACCTTAGTACTGTAGGTCTTGCTGATTTTTAGTATCAACGATTAAGTGAATACGATCTTCTCTTGAGTTATTTTCAGCCCAGTGTTTTAAGCCTGTGTTTAAGAAATAAACCCTACCGTCATTTTTAAAATGTTCTGTTATCTTATTTCCATTACGATCTATAACACACATCAAGCAATCTTTATTAGTTATAAGAGGAATATGGTAGCGAGTGATATACGAAGGGTCATAATCTATATGAGGTTTAATTTTAAAATTGGGGGCTAAATTTGCAAACCTTACCCTCGCTAACGGTGCCTTGAAACAATTTAAAACTTTTTTAATTTCTCCTTGAACAAGTTCATTTCTTATTCCGTAGTTATATTCATCAGCCTCTGGTAGATAGCTCGGATGATCTGGGTCTAATCTTTTGCTTCTTTGAAAAATAGTCGTCTTATCGTAAGAGACATTTCCAGACCTTTTTGTTGAATCAAACTCAGTTAAATATAGCTGTTTATATTTTTTTCCTTGTAAGAAAGGAGCGCCGTCTTCTTTAAAAAACTTTTCCTTGCAATAAGAATTAGCGGCTGTAAAATCTTGCATACCTCTTTTAGTGTTAAAGTGTGAGGCTGGAATGTTTTTCCCCTTCACTAAAGGGTATTGAATAACATTTATATCTTTGTATTTTTCTGTATCAAAAAGTTTTTGTTTATGGCAGTAAGCAATCAGAGCTTCAGTATCTACTTCAATATCTTTAACAACGCATACAGCCGGAAGCTCTTTTCTATTTTTTCTGGAGTAATTTGCTCTCATAAAAAAAACTCCTTTTGTTTAATGTTTCTAATATGAAACCGGCTAAGTCATACCTATTAAGTCTAACCTGTTTAGGATTCTTGTGGTGTATGTCGTGGTATCCTTCACCAGCAGACAGAATGTTTATCCATTTGTTTGTTCTTGGCCTGAAGTCTTTATGTCCTGCTGCATTAAAAAACCCGTAACCCAAGAAGCCTAAAATAAAAGGTACAGCTATAAAAATAAGAAATACATCAATACCTATCAGCAAAGCTATTAACGCAGCGGAGAGATGAATATGTTTCCAGTATTGATGAAAAAACATAATTCTAGAATTTTTAAGCTCATCTTTAATATGCTTTCTTGGAATACTTTTGCAAGTCCATCTATTAAAAAGAACTTTCCAAAACCCCTTAATATCTGGAGAGTGGGGATCATCCACAGTATCTGCAGTGGCATGATGTATCCTGTGTGCGCCTATCCACCCAAGAGGTGATCTTGCTCCAGTAAGGGTCACAAGAAACAAAGCAAACACTTCATATACTTTAGATAGTTCAACCTGTTTATGGCAAAGACTTCTGTGTAGCCCTATGGAAATTCCAAAAATAGCAATAAACTGATACCAGAGAAAACCAAAAAACACACAGGTTAATAGCTCTACCACTTATATTTTTACCTTAGAAAGTATTTTCTTTTTCACTAGCCACCCTACGGCAAAGAATAAAGGGCGGACGGTGTACTTCATCGACCTGTAGTACAGAGGAAGCTTCTGTCCTCTCAATTCTTTCCGTATGTTTATTGTTCGACGCTTGGCAATCCTTTCAAGGGCGGTTCTTATTACTTTATTTGTAGGCATTTTCTTAACCAGAGGCATGACTAATTTATGATACCCTAGCTCATATTCCTCTGCAGCCATGTGAGACTTTTGATATTTCATCCACAGAGCATTGCGATATGAACCGAAACCGTACATCTGGTTCATAGCAGTGCAGATTATTTTGCCCTTATTGTGAACAACTAAACCTTCAACAACAAAAGTATGATCACCATCTAAGGTTAAGTTGTAAACTTTAAAGTTTGAGTCTTCGTGCAAAACTGTTGGGTCTTTAAAAGTAATGTAAGTTACACCGTCTCTGCTACTTTTCCAAGCAAGCTCATCCTTTTCTGTTATCTCATGGATAACCCCGTCTGCATTTTCAGACGCAACTTTTTCATAATCTTCCGGCCAACTTTCTTTGTATGCTTTAGGATTAAAGTTTTTCCATCCTTCTTTTGTCAGGATTGGGTGCATTGAGGTAACAAACGGTTGTTTGCCATTGAAACCATGAATTTTATTAGCGCCTAAGTTAAATACTGGAGTGGCTATAACTGTATTAGCCTCTCCATCTACGCTCATAACTTTATCGCCAACTTTAATATCTTTTATTTGTTTGTTTGAACCATCAAACATTGTAACTTGAGCCGTGGGAATAAAACATTCCTTATTATGAACAATATAATTATTTGCTACAAAGGTTTTGTCATTAGCCACTGAAAGATTATAAACCGTCAGATCAGGGTCGCAGCCTTCAACAATAATATCTTCAACTAGTACCCATTGATTGTCGCTACGTAATAGTTCACAATCATTTTCAATTTTAATTAGGTCTTTACCGCCCTGCTCGTTAGCAATTTCTTGGTATGCAGCGGGGCGATGATCTTTAAATTTTTCAGGTTCAAAGCAGCCCCATCCCTCTTTTGTCATAAACGGGTGATATGCTGTCACAAAAGGCTTATGACCATTGAAACCATATAAAAATGGAATATCTGGCTTTTTAATATGAGTGGCTTTAACCTTATTAGCTTTACCATCTTTACCAGCAACAAGATCACCGACTACAACTTTTTCAATGGCTTTTGTAGAACCCTCTGCCATTAGCACTAGAGTCCCTTGAACAAAACAATCGCCGCCGGGGCCGCCGGTTTCGCCTGAATCCTCGATTCCGCCTTCGGCTTCGTTTGCGCCTATGCCGTCCGCCAAGCCGTCATAATCTCCGCCGCTGGGGGCATCCAGCGAAGCCTGCGCCGCTTCCGCCGCCACATCAAACGCAGCCCCGAAAGCGTCAGCTACAGATGTTGAAACAGCGTCAGCAATCCCCTCTGCATCAACGCCAGCAGTGCCTCCGGGGCCTCCCCGGCCACCACCCGCTCCACCTCCTCGCGCCCCTGCGGGTGTACCGGGATAGCCAAACCAACCCGTTTGAAAAGACGTTGCTAAAGCCGTCGCAAAGTCATTAATTGAGTTATAAGAAAAGTTTCCGTCTGGGTCCATAGAACCCCCCTCAAAATCACCCCAATCTACACCTTCTATACCGCCCGGATCAGGACCTTGTCCGGCCTCTTGCGACATAGTAGTGGCAACCATATTCGCTATCTCTTCTGCAGTAAGGTCAGCTAGGGTTACCGAAACGCTTTCAAAAGCTATGTCTGTTGTAGATGCAAGCTCGTCCATAGCTGCAGTTGCTGCTAAGGAATAAGCAGCGTTATAGTCGCTTATGCCAAACTCTCCAGCAGCGTTGGTAAAACTTGCTTTAGCTTCTTCAGTTAACGCTGCTAAATTTGCGTTGGCAAATGCCGCTTCTGCATTAGCTGCGCCTTGATTAGATGTTGATGCTGCTTCGTCAGTCAGGCCCACGCTACTAAAGCTGTACCCTAAGCTTGCCATACCCTGAGAAAAGGAACTAGCAGCCGTTTCTGCTACACTTGAAATAGAATCTGCAAGCTCGGCTGTTGTTTCTACTCCTCTTGCTTCAGCCATAGCCCCAAACCAACCTTGAATAGCGGCGGTTTGAGCCTCTTCCTCCTCAAGGGAGTTTGGGAAAGATTGAACAACAGCAGCTTGATTAATATCCGCCATTGTTACATCTGTTAACGCCATATTGCCTAAAGCAGAAAGGTCAGCTTGAATGGATACATCAGAAAAACCCGGCACAGATATAGAAAAGTCTGCAATCTGACCAAAAGTGCCATACGCTGTAGCTGATACTCCTGTAGCTGCAGCAATATCTGCAGCAGTGTTTGCATCAGTAAAGCCTATACCCGGAGTTGTTGAAAAAGCCTCGCCAAAGGCCGTAGCCCTATCAGATATACTTGCAGTATACCCTGAAAAAGACATGCCTTTTTGTGCAAGGCTAAAAGCATTACTTAGAGGGGTTAAACTCATCATAAGGCTTATAAAACCGGGGGTATTAAGTTGGCCTGTTTTAGAATTTATACTGTATGAAACTTGTCCAGAAGGTAAGGAATAGCTTAAATTGGTGGCGTTTAAACTGCCGTATGTTGAATATTCGGTAAAGGCTTCTACAGCCGCTGCAGGGTCTGTTATCGCGGACCATGCTCCTTGAGCAAATCCTAAAGCACTATCAAAAGCCTCTTCAGCTATGCTGCTAAAGTCTTTACCTGATGAAATAGCATCGGCTACATCAGATATAGCCCCTATAGCCCCTATAGCTCCATTTACTCCCGCTAGCCCCTGAGATATGCCAAAATCTCCTCTGCCAAAGCTAGCAGCAAGATCAGAATAAGTGCTGTACGCTCCGTAAGCCTCACCAATAGTTCCACCAGCAAGGCCAGCGGCTGAAGCGGCTAAGTCTACATCTGTATAATCTCTTCCTGAAGCTAGACCTATACCTACTCCAAGGGCGCTTGAAACTGCACCAGCCATTCCTGCTTTTTCTGCACCCGTATAGTCAGAGGTGGCAGTATCAAACCCGCTAGAGCTAACCCCGGAGGAGTCTCCACTAAAACCAACAGAGTCAAAAGACCCAAAGCTATCACTATCTAAACCGTCGCCACCCCCTTGACCAAAAAGAGTATCAAAACCGCTCACTGAGCTTGTTGCAGGAGAAGGAGAAAAAGAGGAAGAAGAAGGAGGAGGAGTAGCAGTATCCGGTTGCGTTAGAGAGGAAAGAATAGCAGGGTCAGTTTCTACAATTCTTTGAATTGCATTATTTCTAAAAGAGAAGACACTTTGAGGGTCTTTAAAGTTAGTATCAGCTATTAGATCAGCAAAAAAGTCTTCCGTTGAAAGCGCAGCAGTAGAAGAAGTAGTACCTGCAGAAAGGCTATCTTTTGTCTTCTTAACGCCTAACCCTTCAATCTGAAGCTCTGAAGCACCGCCTGCAACATCAATGGTAGCCTCTGGAAGAGACTCCATAGTAATAGGCTTCGCACCCGTTACCGTGGGTGTGCCAGAAGACAGTATTTCTTGTAGGTTAGTTGCCAATCTTTGTGTATTCTTTTTGTTGCGTGTTAACTTGCTGCTTCAGGGATAGGAGGTGATCCACCACCTGTGCCTTGCCCTGCAGCTTCCGTATCTCTAAGTCCAATGGTTCCACCACCAGCAGGGCCTGATACCTCGCCTTCAGGGCCAGAAGGTAATCCTCCAGACTGTCCCATTGCTCCTTGCTGTTGACCAGCGGCAGCAGGGTTTTGCATGTTTCCTTGTCCAGCATTTAGACCTCTTAATACCTCCGCAAAAATTTGTGCGTCATTAATGTCATTTACTAACAGATCAGGATCAATGTCCTGTGCAATAGCTAGCTCTCTTACAAGGTTTGGAATCTTGATAAAGGGAGCAAGCATTGGGTTAGCAACTGTTTGAAGCAGCGCAGTAAGTCTCTGACTACGTACTTCTTTCTGCATAACCGCTGAAGTGCCTTGAGGTTTGATCTCAAGATCGCCAACGATCTCTGGCCTCTCCTCATTGAACTGCATATTCCAGAAGAACATGCACTCTCCAAGAGGCTTAAGCAAAAAGTCATCAATGTTTTTAATAACAGTTTTAACACTAAGGTTAGCACCGCCCATCAACATACTAAGCCCTGCAGCAGTACGACCCGTGCCTGAAACACCTGTCTGCCCATGCATAATACTAGGCAGACCTGTTTCTTCATCGGCTAACTGACGCGCAGCCTGATACATCTGGATGTTTTCACCAGCAGTGTTAGGAAATTTAACAGCGTTGATAGCCGTACCTGTAACACCAGACTGACGCCTAAACACTTTACCCGGATAGATATCATAGTTCTGACCGGGAACCAAGGATGCTTCATCCACATCAAAGACTACATTACCTGCAAGTGCTAAGTTATCAATAGCCATACGAATATGACCATTCATAAGAAGCTGTGCATCTTCCATGTTTTCTGGAATACCCACACCAAACAACTGGTAAGGATTAATCTCGTAAGGAGTAGCAAAGTATGGAATGCGATAAGGTACAAAAGGATTCATAACAAGGCGAAGTACGCGATTGCCACAAACCCAAACATTTACAGGAACTTCTGTAAGGTCATCCATTTCCATAGGAAGACCCATCTCCTGCACTAGGGCGTAATCTAAGTTACCCCAATATTCTAAAACTTCAAAACGCTCTGTGTCACTAATAGACTCAAGATTTTCGCTACGGATGGTGTCTTCAAAATACTTTTCATCGTAGTTTGGACCCATATCCAAACAACCAGCAACAGCTTCAGGATCAAAGAAGGGCTTGTCCATAAGATCACGCATCTGTGACCTGTTAAGCCTATGACGCTGTATTACGTATGAGCAGTCTTCAATGCTAGTACCAGAAGGGTCTGGGTAAAAATTCCAACATGATACAGATTCAAGTCGAGGGACAAGCTTCTTAGAAGGGTTGTAGTTTTTGTCCGCATCCCACCTATGCAAAGTCTTAGTCTCATTTAACGGTCCCTTTATAATGCCTGTACCAAGCAGAGCGCACTCAAACAAAGAATGCCGCAAAATATTAGGGGCATTGTTCTCATGCAACTGGTCATGGATTTCTTTTTCCATGAGTCGAGCAGCTTCTCTAGCAGGACTAATCTGAGGTTCACCCATTCTGCTAGGCCCTTCCTGCAGATTAGCACCTTCGTACTTATCAGCAAGCCCACCTAGCGGAGACGCTTCCGTAGCTCCGGGTGGCAATTCTCTACCATCGCCGGGAAAGCCATAAGGGTTCTCCACAGGTGGAGGAGTTTCACCCTGACCAGATACATCCAAATGAGCGAACTCAGCAATGCCCTCTGGAACAGGGCTGGACTCTACTACTATAGGGAACTTCTTATTAGCAAATAGGACATCAATCATCTGCCCGTAAGAGGCAAGAACTTTAGTCTTGGTAATCTTAATAAAAACTTTACTATTCTCAGAATCTCTAAACTGAGTAGTAGAGTCGTAGATACCACGAAAGTTCTTATATGCTCTTAGCCAACGCTGTTCGTGTTGATAACGACCAGTTTCAGCCTCTTGAAATTTAGAATTTACAGTACCAACTACACTAGTTGCTGCTTCATCTACAAGAGCTACCGCTGGAATGTCACCTAAAGGTGTATCGGGCATAGCCTATTCCTAAGTTCTAGTAGTCTTTTTCGTCAGCCATACGAAAAACTGCCGGATCAACGCCATTGTCTGCGTTAGCCTTACGCGGCATATCCACCTGCAGAGCTTCGCGGTCAGTGGGACCAGCAATCATTGAGTCGTGAGCTTCCCGATACAGGGCAGCTTCAGGCGCATCACTAAGCTCGCCCTGTTTCTTCATCATTCCCATGATGTATTCTTTACCGTATGCGTACATAGTTTTTTCCTTTTTTTTGTTAATCCATGCTTAAAAAGCCGCGTGAGCCTTTTAAGAATTTGGTCGCTTCTTCCTTTTCCATAGCACTAAAAGTTTCTTCATCCGCGCTATAAAAATTCTGTAATTCTGCTTTTTTTCTATCTTCTTCTATCTCAGAGAAAGCTGATCTAGCCGTAGGAGTAGAGCCTGTTGCTGCGGCTACTGGGTCAGGGCTACTAAGGATATCTGCTGCTGCAACAAGGGGCATAGCTTTTAATGCTTTTTTACCGCCTCTTTTAAGCAAGTCTGCAAATCGCCTTTTAGGGGCTTCCTCTTGCTTTGCTTCTTTTGAAAACTCTCCAGAGCTTATCTGCTCTTCTATAGTCTTAGGCTTTTGTACATCTACAAAAGGGCTAGGCTCTGCGCTTAACTTTCCTACTACTAAAGGTTCGTTAGCACCGCCTACATCTAAAGACTTAAGACCCTCTTTATAAAATTTATCGCTTGGCTTTACATACTCAGGAACATCTGTATCTGATAGTCTAGACGGTCCAAGTTTTTCTGATATGCTAGTGTCTGCCTCTAGAACGCCATTAAAGTAAAGATAGTCTTTAACGTTCTGCATAGAGTCCATAGAGACTTTAGGGTCTATTTTTCTAGCCTCTTCCATAACGCCTTTAAACAGGTTGGTCTTTTCTTCTCTAGGCTTAGTGATATAGGCACTCATAGCCTGTTTAAAAGTGTTTACATCTCGTCGGCTAATTACAGCGCCGGATGCTCTGCTGGAAGCTCCTTGTCTGTTAGGCTCTACAGTCTCTCCACCGGATAAAGTTTCCTGCATGGTTGCAGGTAGATTGGCTCGTCTCTGTTCTATCCTTTGAGGAGCTTTTTGCCTTCTTTCTTGAACTTCTAACTCTTTTGTTAGAGGCTGAGAAACAAAGGAAGGAAGTTTAACAGTTTCTAATGTGTCTAATGCTGTAGGGCTTAGTCTATAAGTATACGGCCTAACCCGCTCTTTGTCAAGTACTAAATTACCATCTCTGTCTCTACCTACGACTGTTGGTAAACCACCACTCTCTTTTATGCCAAGTATCTTTTTTCCTTGTCTAGACCTTTTATTTCTTGCAGACTTAGGAAGCTTTTCAAATTCAACGTCCAAAGCTTTAAAACCGGGATCAGCATCTTCTAGGAAACCTGCATCGTACAGAGCCTGTTCATAAACCTTTGCTTCGTTTAAACCCTTTTCTATGCCCTCTATCCCGTCAGGAAAATATCTACGAACTAACGAGTCTACATCTCTCCTAGCAACATCATCAGTAGCACTAATTTGAGAGGCTTTAATACGCTGTTGAAGCTCAACAAAAGCACCTTGGGCGGTCTTACCCGTATCCTTCATCAGGCGCATTATAAGACCGGCACCTTCTGATGTAATTGTTACTGGCTTTGTTACGCCTAACTGCTTTAACCTTGCTTCTGGTAAGCCTGTAGTATTACTACGAAGCTGAGTACCCGGCTCTACACCCGCTTTAGCCTCACCAAAAGTGTTTCTTCCTGCACTATCAACCATAATTAATAACCAAAGGTAGAATCAAAAGGCTTAGGCTTTGCAGTTTTCATCTTGTTCATCATACTGTTAATTGTTAGATGACCCCGTGCGCGAGTCATGCACATGTACCGCAGAGCATCATAGGCATGATCATCCGCTTTTGTATCTACATCTTCAGGATTAGTCTTAGATAGAGGAAGACCTGATAGAGTCCTGATAAGATGCGTACAGGTAGATAGTATTTTTATTCTAGGCTGGTTTGAAACAGGGTCTATCTGTAACCTGCGGTGCATTTCCATCTTACCAGCTAATCTGTTCCTGTCAGAAGGTGTGAACCTTGCCCCACATCGTATAAGAGTTTCTGCAATTGATGGGCCGGTTCCTGTCCTATTCCAACAGGAAGCATCCAGCACTGAGTAGTACATGCCGGGATCGTTTCCCTCTAACGAGGTAATAGTATGGGCTAGCGTCTCAGCAGTTTGACCACTGCCATAAAATTCACGGTATATCCAAAGGGTATCATCCCAATCAACAGCACCCCACAATACACAAGAGGGGGCTGCATAGCCGTAGTCTGCTGCCCTAACACGTAGCCAATTAGTAGGTATCTGCACCTGAGATGCATCTACAACATGGACATTACGTGAAAACTCTGGGAACGCCGCTCCCTCTGCGACATCCCAATCCCCTTCTAAAAGCCGTCTTCTTTCAACTTCTGGGAGCGACCTCAACATGGCTTCATATTCACCAGTTTCTGCGAGGTAGGGGTTATCAGTCAGCCGCGCTGGAATAAACTTGCGAAGAAAGAGCGGTTGACCTGCCTTGCCATTCGTTGCTGTATCAGGCCACAAAAGAGCGTTGCCTGTATCCACATCAGTTGCTGCAAAGGGTGCATTAGCCGGTGCGGGGTCGATATACATCTTCTTGACCCACCAACCACCTACCCCTCCGGGGTTTCCTGTGCAGCGCATATACGCATTGATCTCAGGGTCAGTTGTACGAAGTCTGGAACGCAAGTACTCCCACACGTAAGGTGTTGGGTAGTGCGTGATCTCATCAATGCCAATCCAAGTAAAAGCCTGTCCTTGGTAGCGCGTTACGTCTTTGTCCTTGTCGAGGTAGGAGAACCATGCCGTAGCTCCAGAAGGGAACTGCCACATAGCTTTGGATTCTCTAAAAGTCGCGCCCGGAAAGGCCTTTGGATATAGCTGCTTACTCTTGTCAACAAGCTCGGTAAGCTCGTCAAGTGTGCGCCTAATAATAAGAGCGCGATGATTGGGCCTATCACAGTAACGGAGCAAATCAGCAAGAAGAGCATAAGACTTGCCCCCGCCAGCAGCACCGCCATAAAAGACATCCCTTTCAGGGCTTGCCAAAAAGTCAGTTTGTGGCCCTGAATTGGGCTTGAAGATAATGTCCGCTTCATCCTCAACTAGCTCCCTTACTTTTTTTGGTACGCTATTAAGTACGTTATCTTCAATTACTTTAGACCCTTTATCACTAAACAGGGCCTTTTCTACCTTCTTTATATTATTCTTTTTATTCTTAGCGTTTACCGCTTTCCTCTGGGCGTTCTTCTTTGCCTTCTCAGCCTTGCGTATAGCAGCCTGAGAGGCTCTCCTAGCCTTCTCACGGGCGGATAGGTTGTAGCTACCCTTCTCACCCTCTGCTAGCCTTGGACGGCCTCTAGAGCGTTTTACAGGCTCTTCTTTGACATTGGCCTTATCTGTCATTATTTTAGTCGAGGTTTCCTTGAAGCATTGGTGTATTTTTTAACGTGACCACCCTTTGCAAACTTTGCACTACCCCGTACTCCTGCGTAGGCATTACCTGACCTGTCAACTCTACCTGAAGCGGACATATCAAAAGGCCCTGCCTTACCCAAGTTGCGCTGGGCTGAGATACTTCTAGAATCCACATCAACTCTCGTATCAGGGTCTTCATAAAAAGCACTGGCAGTTTCTGGATTTTTAAAGTTAGGCATTTTAAAACCTGCCCTACCTCGTCCAACAGGGGCTGATACACTTCCTCCGGGGGTGCTAAAGCTACCCATAGCCCTAGCCTTTACTCCTGAAGGAAGAAGGTCAACATACTTTACAAGAGCATTAGCCATCTCGGAAGTAACTTCACTATCCTTACCATTAGCATATAGGTCGTAGGCTTTAGCTGCTACTGCTGCAGTAGCTGCAGCATCCTTAACCTTAATTTCTTTACGGCCCCGGCTTGAAGACATAGCAAAGTCTTCAGGACGAAGACTAAACAAAGTCTCATCTAAAAGCTGCTTACCTTGAGGAGATTTAGCAATGGCCGCTGCTGACTGCAGGGCGAACTCGGCTAATTCTTTTTTTGTAAGTCTATTATCCGCCATAAATTTCAATCCGTTTGTAATAAGTGCCTATACCGCGTCTGTAGCAGAGGACACTACCCGGCATTTTAATTCTAGAAAGATAGACCCCTACACGTATCTTAATCATTGTTGATGATGATAGGCTCTTCCTGACCCGCTTTGGAAGGAAGAAGGACTACACCATGAATCGCAGTTACATTATGCTCAACAACATCATGTTTACCTACGCCTACTCTGTTTAGAATGGACTCCGCAGCCTTTATCTTAAGTTCAGCGCGAGGAGTAGTCCCGTCATCATCCAGAGCATTTACAAGACCTGCCGCTGCTTTTACAGAGTTAGCGGCTAGCATGTTCTTAGCCCGTTCAATAATCTCATCTGCAAGAGAGTTCATAACTGCCTTGCCAGTAGTCTCACAGTAACCAGCCACACGCAAAGCAGCAGCATTATTGCCACCGTTGTCCATAAGAGCATCCAAGTATGCAGACTGCATCTCGGTTAGCTCTCGTTTCTTCTTCTTAGGCTGGGCTAGTAAATTATTTACCATTAGTAGTTAACTTTACGAACTCCACCACCGCGAGAATACATCTTTGCCACTTTGCTACCTGTAGCCATAGAGGGAGCTACCATGTTATCAGACCTGTTCATGTCCATGAGACTTTTCTGAGGATTTTGCTGCATGGAGTTCTGGGATGTCATGCCCCCATAGGCCATCTTTTTCTTGTCTTTACCGTACATCTTTTTTCCTTTTGCTATCGTTGCAACATTTGTGGGCTTGCCGCCTACTCCTTGAGGCTTTGCTCTCTTACGGGAGACTGCACTCTTCTTCTGTTCCGAGGTCATGGATTTAGCTTTAGCCCTTGGCACACACTTAGGGTAGCCCCTCTTGGAGTCTGAAGTAGAAGAGCGGCCACAGGCTTGGAGTTTTCCATCCTTCTTCGGCGCTCCAATGTCTACCCAATCTCCTTTAGGGCCTTTGCCAAACCATTCCTTGAGGCTCATTTGTAACCGCCACCACGCTTCTTGTATTCGCGGACTAACCAAGCGTTAGCATATGCAGAAGGGTAAACGTCAAACTTCTTCTTAGCTGCAGACTTTACCCTTGAGTACAGAGCAGGGTTAGAGGGAGTAGGAGACTTGCTACTCTTCTTCTTTGCCTTTGCTTTTTTTGCTGCCATTGCGTCAGGCCTTCTTTTTGCCGCTTTTCTCTTCAAGAATCTTTACAAGCTTGGGAGGCAGACTTTTCCTCTGCGCTGCAGTCACAGGACCGCCCTTTGCCATCATCCTCATGCCCCGCGCCATCATGTCCGTATCACGGGCATTCATGCCACTCATTCCGCTCATTCCGCCACGGGCCATGCCCTTAGTGGTTTTACCACCTTTAGCCATGTATTTAGTTTTTTTCTTAACAGCCATTGGTTCTAATCCTTTGCGTATAAATTATCAACTCTACTACTCTACTAAGGGGGGGTTAGGCTAGCACTTCCATCTTTTTCTAGCCTGACGCAGCCGGGAGTTAGGGTCTTTAGCCGCTTCTGGAAACTTCTTCATTTGTCCCGCAGAACGCGCACAATAAGACTTACGCCTCTTCGCTGCTTTACTTCCCTTTTTAACATCGCCAGTAACCGCACCCTTTAGCTTAGAGCCGGGGTTAGCCGCACGATAGGCCTTAATGCCCTTCTCAGTCATTCCAGCGCCCTGTTTAGTAGGTCGCTTCATTCCTTTGCCTTTGGGCATTACATCCGGTTTACGAACTCCACCGCCCTTTGCATAGTCCTTACGGCTAATCGCGGCTACCTTCTCAGATTGCCGCTTGTGCATCTGGGAAGCTTTGTTTAGCTCCTTGGAGATTTGCTGGAGTTGTTCTTTGGCTGGCACTATTCCATCTCCACCGTTGGTTCCGCCCAGCCACTCGTTGCAAAACCAGTGGTTCTTTTATACTGTTTCTTACAGCAGCAGTCTCCACAGTCACATTGGGGACAAGGGGCTGACTCATGCTCAGAAGTAGATGTAGCTTCTGCACAGTGACATCCTTTGGAATCACAGTTGCAAGAGGCACAGAAGTTATCAGTGGTATGATTAAGCATGGTAAACGCCGCGTAAGGCCCTTGAGTATAAGGCATGTTAAATTTCTTTTTAATTTTATGAAAAATGCAGCTAGTACAGTCGTGTCTCAACACTCTCTAGGAGGAATATATTTTATATTGTTGATAGAGTGTAGACAGGCTAGTAGCTGCTAATTAACTATTATAGTGCGTGTGAGGAAGTTGTCAAGATAAAAGTTAAAGTTAGTTCATTTTATACTTGACAAATCTGAAATGAGGTGTATAATAGTAATTACATTACTCCGGGGGGTTTAATATATATACCCTATTAATATTAGCCCATATTGTAATATAATTACTCAAATAACCCCCATAAGCGTAATATAATTACTCTATATACCCTAAGGCATTGATAAATAATAAAAAAATTATAAAAAGGGTAAAAAATACAAAAAATACATGGGGATTGCATACAGATATATACCCACCCCCAGTGGCCCATGCGCGCCCCCTTTAAGCTAAGTATTTGTTTTTATTGATGTTAATCAATATCCATAATATACATTCACACTCCCCGGCCTCCGGGGTTTTTTTATGTCCACACGCCACAAAAAGGGCGGCTAATATGCTTAGGCTCACACCCGCGCTGTTTCAATACTACCGACAAGTTTATGCATCCTACTTTTTGAACTGTTTTGATGGGGCAAGGGCGTGCAATACAAACCCTCGCAGGAAAGCCCCAGTGCAATAAGTTCGTGGAATATCTGCAGGATAGGGGATATTCACCGGGCATAAAAAAGGGGAGCATAAAGCCCCCCTAATTCCTGCTAAATATTAATCGCTGTTAACTGTGAGTGTACCCGTCAGCCTCAATTCCCAAGTACATACCACACCAGTAAACGATGGCGCATTGTTCAAGGGGCAAGCTGGATACGGTGCGCCGGAATGCTAAGAAGCTCATTCCCTGATCGTTCTGCAACCATTTGCGATGAAGCGCGGTTAGCTGGTCCTTGTTCATTCGCATACTAACTGTCCGAAATGAACGGCCATAAAAGCGCCGCAAGCGTATCCGCCGAAGAATAAACAGAACACAATCACAACATCAATAAAGCGCATCAGACCTGCTCCCCGTAGAAATCCGGTGTTTCATACGGCTGGATGTCATGCTCCGTTGGTTCTGTGATGTCTTTCCAATCATCAATTCCGCAAGCGTCCATGAACTTATTTGCATCGTAACGGGGGTTATCCATTCTAAACACATTGTGGAAGTCTAGCGCCGTATCCTTAAGCGCAACCCGCGCAGCACTGGCGGCGTATATCTCGTTTACGTCGTCGTCGTCATTACCAGTGTTATGCTCCGCAGAGTCATATTCGTACCGCATTAAATTGGTTTTCAGTACGTGGGCTACTGTTTTGTAGTGCTTTTGTGTAAAGCTTGCCATTAGTCCGATCTCCTAATTAG